AAGGTTGATATTGAATTTCTATTTCCCAGACCTAAATCACATTTTGGTACTGGTAAGAATAAAGACGTATTGAAGGCATCTGCTCCTAAATACTGCACAAGTAGAGGTAATGGAGATATCGATAAGCTTTGTCGCAGTACTTTGGATGGATTGTCTGTAAGTGCAGGAGGCAGTGTATTGGAAGATGATTGCCTTGCTGTTGAACTGTGTGCGAGAAAACGATATGTAAAAAAAGATGAACTGCCAGGTGCGTATATTGCAATCTCCTCCGTTAACCTTTAGTATACGTATACTAATTATCATTAATTAAACATGACTGACTCTGAAAACCAACCACAATCAATTTCTATACCCAATCTAGGTGGTCTGATAACAAAAGACGATATTTACTATAAAGGAAAAGTTCCTTATTGTTCTTGGGCTAAAACTGCACAAAGAATAAGAGAAAACGCACCTAATTGGTTTTTCGCATTAGAGTCAAATCCCGAAGGAGGTTTTATTTGGAAAGCACCAGATAATACAGGTTACATATTAGGTTATTTTCAAAACGTAATGACAGGAATAAGACTTCCTCTCTATCACTATGCAATAACTTCTGGATTTAATAAAACAATTCCTTTTGATGACATATCTTCTAATGATCTTCAAAAGGCTCATAGAAGATGTTTATGTGCCTGTGCTTGTTATTCCTTTGGAGATGCTTTTGAACTTTGGGCAGGTTTAGAAATTGAAGATGCAAAGAAAGAAGAAGCCTTGCCAGAAAAAGAAGATCGTATTAAAAGAACCCCAGACAAGCCTAAAGATGAAGGAGAACCTATTGAATCCATTAAAGACAAGGACTATGGTAAACCTATCTCAGATACTGCCAGAAAAACTGTCATAGATAAGATGACTGCCTTATTTAAAAAACATCCTGATAAAAAAGATGCTCTTATAGATAAATTTAAAAAACAGTATGGCATCACAACTAAACAATTAAGTCATGCTGACATAAGAACTGCCGAACAAGGACAGTTCCTTACAATTGCTATAAATGAAATTGATTCAACTCTATGACCTCAGACGAAGCAGAATTTGCAGGACAACAAGTTCGCAATCAACTTCAGGAACGCAGGCTAGATCGCCATAAAGATTACAACAGAAACATCTTTACTGTTCGCACTGATAATGCACTAGCAAAAAAGATAAGGACTTATTGTAATGACAATAAGATCAATCCAAATTATTTCATCAAAACTGTTTTACAAAATTATTTTACAAATGCCTGATTTTAACGATTTTAACCCAGCACTTCCTATACCTATTAAATGGTCTATAGGACCAAATAGATTTAATCAAGAAGAAGAGCAATTAAGTTTTACAATCCCAGTAGAATCAATCACACATCTTATTGATCATTTACAGAATCTTGTGAATACAAAAACACAAGAGGGCACTGTATATGACCCTAGGAAAAAAGATCAGAACAAAGGAAAGGTCAAAGCAAAAGTTGTTTACTTGAACAGCAAAGTAATGACAGGTGAATATGGCACTTTTGGTCTAATTAATCCTCAAAAGATAGAGAACGCACCTAATACACAGGGCTTGTTTTAATTTATTTTTGGTGTACGCTATTGGCTTGCACCTTTTTTTTTTATGAAAAGAAAAGAAATCCCTTCTAATAACAAACTTGAAAAATTAAAAGAAATTAGAAGAAAAAACTTAGTAAGAAAACTACTTGATATACAACTGCGTGGTGTGGAGCATAGAGTTCATATCACCAGTGATTCAAGAGCAGACCTTACAGTGCATGATGGGGATTGGGTCAATGATCACATAAGGACTGCTATTGTTAAACATAACTATGAAATCAACAGAATACCAAAGCTACAAGTAAAGGACTTTACAATCAAAGAAATTAAAGAGTATGAAAACTCAAGCGAATAAAAAGATTATTGGACAAAAATTTCAAATCAATCAAACTGTCAAAAGAAATCATACAGTTGGATATTCTGCTAGTAAGTATGCACAATTTACTGGAAAGATCAAAGAAGCTTTCACTAAAAAAAATAAGTTAGGAGTAGCTCAATATTATTACAAAGTCTATTGGGAAGACGGAAGATCATCTGAACACGCTCAACATAGTCTTAAATCTGTCTCGTAAAGTTTTTTTAGTTTTATATTTTTTCTTTCTAAGCTTTTCTTTTCGCATCTCCCTTATGGTATGTAAAGCTTCTAGTTCTGCCAATCGTCCTAACATCCCTGCCAAAAACACATCCTGTCTCATCTGGTATCTAATCAAATGAACGCAGTAATTTTTTACATCATCAAAATCATTACTTTTCATAACTTCTCTACATCTCATCTCTACAGACAGTTCTAATTCTGGAGGTGGATTTTCAAGTTCTATGTTGAAGAAAGTGTCGTTGCTCATTTGACAGGAAATAGCTTTTCTTCAATCATCTTTACGATTGCATCGTCTATATCGTTATCAGTTTTATTAACTGCATCTTTTAGCATCATTAGAACTGCTTTGCGTAGGGATTCAGATCTACCAAATTTGATGAACAATCCTATAAGAAACTTTGACATAATGTTTTGTGTTCTTTTTCAAACATACCAAACATTAACGATTTTGACCTTCTAACCTACTTACTTCCTTTTCAAGTTGATTTACTCTGCGAAATAATTCAATAATATCTCTATCTCTTCTATTACTAACATTAGACAAAACCATAACGAAAGCCGTTGCAGCAACTCCGATTAATACAGGATAGATCTGTGACATTGCCTTAAAGTATAATTATGCTTATTATTGCTAATAAATCTAATTTATGACAGAAGAAACTAAAAAAGGACCACTTAAAAAACTGAAAGAAACTATTGAGGACAAGGAAGAACAACTTGCATTTATTTCAGTTGTGGTTCGTTTGGTGGTTGTCGGCTGGAGTGGTTTTATAGTTTCCCTTAATTACATAACGATTCCAGGTTATAGTAACGAACCAAAAGATATTACATTTCCTGCCAGTTTGCTGACGGGAGCATTGGCATCATTTGGTTTAGAGGGTGCTAAGAAACGTGGTGATGGAACATATAAGCCTGATGAGAAGCCATTAAATAAGAAAGAAGTAGAACAGTTATTAGCTACACAACAAAGTAATTTTCAATGGATTAAGGTTGAAACACCTCTTCGTATTGAGGGGGCTGAAGTAGTTGATCCCAAAGACACTAAAAAATGAAAAAACTGATCCCACTTTTACTTTTAGTTTTTAGTCCTGCTTCTTACGCAGACATAACTCAAAAGTTCACAACATCTGCACAGATCACTGTAGATATGCCTTATAGCGTTACGAATAAATTAGGTACTACATATAGCTTAAGTGGAAATAATATTACTCCTTCCGTGACTTCTGGAGGATCTACAACCTCTGGAGCTATCGGAGGATTGAATGTTGGATCGTTGACTGATGGCGTTCCAGCTTTGATTCAAACTGACAAGGCGATAACAAGTGCAGGATCAGCTTTTTCAATAACAGAATCAGTAACTATGGGAGATGCTACACCATCTGCTATCACTCCATCATCAGGAATTTCTGCCTTGCCTCATCTTGGGGGACAGACAACAGTTGGATCAGGCGGTACAGCAGGATCTCTCGGCATGACGAGTTTATCTAGCGGAGTTCATACTTGCACAGCAGGAGGTAGTGGTACTAGCTGTATTGGACAAACAACTGTAACGATCACCATTGACTAAATGGTTTTTGCTAATAATAATATTAATACCAGCAAGAACCCTTGCAAATCCTGTAGTACCTACCTTCCGAACTGGAAGTCAGACTACAAATTCTACCTCGCAAAGTATTATTAATGAAACGATCACAAGCCATCAATACAGGACAGGTTACACATATTCTGCGAGTGGGAATAATATAAAAAGCAATGATGCAAATGGTTATATCAACCCAACACCACAATCAGACGCAACTCAAACAATTAATAACGTCAACTTCTCTTTTACCAGCCCTACTTTGGAGAGTGTTCCTAGATGGCAGATAGTAACAGAAGGATCTCCATTTTCTCTACAGGAAACGATAATTTCTCCAGGGTTAGACACGATAACAACTATAAATCGCACCATAAATACAACAACAACCGTAACCGTAGAAGCTACCTTTGGACAATAATTTTATTATTTTTATGTCCAACAAAAGTTTTAGCTAATACCACAGTCGCATCCCCATCCAGCAACGCACAAGGGACCGTTAATAATAATGCCACCATGATAGCCCCACAAAGCACCCCACAATTTAGGATGTCACAGGGTATTGTTTGTTCTTCTCCTAGCCTAACAATTACTCCTTATGTGACAGATGCGTGGTCATTTAATAGGCCAATTGAATACGTTACCAGACAGAATATTTATGACGAAGATACTGGAGCTATAAAATATGTGCAGGAGACACCAAGATTTGAAAAGGACAATTATAACTTGAACTATGGAATCTCAGCACAGATCAGTATTCCGTTAGGTAAAGCACCTGACTTATGTTTAAAAGCAACAGAAGTAAATATAAAAAATCAAAAAATATTATACGAAAAGACAAAACTAGAACTTGCATTATTTAGACTAAAAGTATGTGGAGAACAGGCTAAGTTAGGAGTACAGTTCGTTGGAAAATACGCAGAGATTTGTGAAGGGATAAAAGTAACAGTACCACCAAATCAAGTTATACCACATACGCACGAAATAAAGACAAAAAAATAAGCAACTGACGCTCTGACA